TCGAAAGGATCGACGCCAGACTTAACAGTCTACGACAGGCTCGGGAGAGTCAAGGAGTATAGACATGATCACATGGGTACTGTTTGTTTTATTATTGGAGGCTGAACGGTATTATGTAATGCCACAAGGCCATTACATGACAATGGAAGAATGCTTTGAAGCACGAGAAGCGATTATTCGCACAGCACCAAAGCCGAAGATGAATTACGATGCGATTTGCGTCCAAACGAATGAGATTACAATGCAATGACTGAAGAAATGAAAAAATACGACTTGAACGGCGACGGTGTTATCGATGATGTTGAACGTCAGATCATGCTGGAAGACAAGCGCCGTAAAATGGAAGACGAGGATGCACAACGTGACTCGATTCGCAAGATGGCTTGGTTTGCTTTGTTTGGTCTTCTACTGTATCCATTTGGTATTTTTCTTGCTGATGCCTTCGCTATGGGTACAGCCGCTACCTTGATTGCGGATATTGCTCCGACATATTTTGCTTCCATTGCAGTGTTGGTTTCAGCGTTTTTCGGCGCAAGCGCACTTAAGAGGGGCAGCTAACCATGTTAAACATGCTCATCGGCCCCGCCATTGACCTTGCAAAAGATTTTGTCAAAGGTAAGGCGGAAGAAAAGAAGGCGATTCAGCAACGGAAGATCAGTGCGATTCAGAACGACGCCAACTGGGAAGACAAAATGGCTGATGCCACTTCCAACAGCTGGAAAGACGAGTTCTGGTCAATTATCCTCGCGCTTCCAATCGTTGCTGTCGCGTATAGTGTAGCGATTGACGATGTATCTATCATTGAACGAGTTAATCAGGGATTTGATGCCTTAAACAGCCTGCCTGAGTGGTATCAGTACCTGCTTTTCATTGCAGTCAGTGCTAGTTTTGGATTAAAGTCTGCAGACAAGATCATGGGTCTTAAGAAAGGTAAGAAGTGATGCCAAAGCCGAAGGGAAAGAAACAGTATTCTGACAAGCAAATGAAGATTGCTCGTGTAGCAGAGCCTCGTAATAAAATTACTGGCGCTGATTTCAAAGCAATGCAAGGGTTTGAAAAAGGTGGTGCCGTCCGAGTTCCTATGGAGCCGGATGAAGAGACGATGACAATTATCGAATCAGAGCAAGCCGAAAAAGGATATTCAGAAACCGACATGGAAATCTCCGATAAGGGTGCTGGCCGAGTCAAGCGTCGTGGAGATGACGAAGAGGTTAAAACCTATCGTGACGGCGGCATGGTCCGAGGATGCAAAGGCATTCAGGTCAAAGGTAAGAAGTTTAGCGGTACGTTTTAATGTACGGATTGTTTTCTGGCATTGGTGGCATGATGTCTCCCTTTGGGATGGGCATGAATCCTATGATGTCTCAAATTGGCATGATGGCATTGATGGCGGAGAATCAGCGCCGGATGCAAGAATCTGCTAACCAAGACCAGTCAATTAATGAGACTGCTCAAGCAGATGCTAATGCGGCGCTATCGAACGCTCAGATGGATCAGTTTAATCAAGTTAATCAGATGAAGGCGGGTCAGCCCAATCAGATGAAGGTTTCTGGCGTTTTGAACATGAATCCAATGACAGGTCAGCCTCAAGAAGCGCAGCCTGTAGCGCAGCCACTTGTTTCAACACAGCCCTTTGTTGGTCTTGGTAGTTTATTGAATGGTGCAGCACGATGATTAGCTTAACGATCATGATGGGTGGGATGCCTGTCGATAAAATGGAAAAAACGGAAGATGGCAAAAGTTGCCCAGCTCCTACGCAAGATGCCGAGCTAAACGACGAAAACAAGCAGGTTGCCGTTGAAGATGCAAACTACCGTGATCCTTCAGAGGATGGCGGTTTTCGGTTATCTGAAGTTTGCGGAAACTGTGCCGCATTTAATCAGACGCATGAAATGATGGAATGCATGGGCAACAACCCAAATCTTGGTTACTGTCAGATGTATAAGTTCATGTGCAACGAAACGCATACTTGTGATAGCTGGGCTGAAGGTGGTCCAATCACAGATGCAGACGATGGCTCAGAGCACGATATTTTATAATGGATGTTGTTCAATTCAGCCAAGCATTGTATAAAGTGCTACGAGAACGTGAAAACGATTTACGCGATCAATTGGCAAACGGTACTGCTCAGTCGTATGAGCAATATCGCAGTATGGTAGGAGAGCTACAGGGCGTCTCTTTTACCATCGAAGAAATTAAAGCCCTGCTGGAGAGAAGTGAAGACGATGTCGAATCCATCCTTACTGGTTCCGGAGCACGTCGCGGCTAGTTTAAAAGCTGAAGAAAAACAAAACGCTGTATCAGCAGAAGCAGCTTATGTTGATCCTAAAGACCGTGTTCTTGATCCTTCATTAATAGATAAATCCCTTGTAGAACGACTACCTCAGCCAACTGGTTGGCGAATCCTTGTTATGCCTTATCAAGGCCGAGCAAAAACAGAAGGCGGTATTGTTCTTCCCGGTCAGGTCCGGGAACGCGAGGCTTTAGCAACTGTTGTTGCTTATGTCTTAAAAATTGGTCCCCTAGCATACAAAGACCCGGGCAAGTTTGGCCCAGACTCAGATCCTTGGTGTAAAGAAGGTGAGTGGGTTTGTATTGGTCGTTATGCAGGATCTAGGTTCAAGATCGAAGGTGGCGAAGTCCGCATCATTAATGATGATGAGGTCATTGCCGGTATTTTGAATCCAGACGACATTATGAGCGTATAAGGAGAAAACCATGGCTGAAGAACAACAGGCGTTGGAAAATGAAGACCAAGGCACAGAGATTGAGGTCGAAGAATCGAGCGGTGGAGTGGAAGTTTTATCTGAATCCGAGCCGAGACAAAGTGATCAAGCATCTGCTTCATCAAACGATGAGCAAGGCGAAGACGACCTTGAGTCGTATAGTAAGAATGTTCAAAAGCGAATAAAAAAACTTACAGAAAAATATCGTCAAGCGGAAAGAGATCAGGAAGAGGCTGTTCGTTTAGCACAGCAGTTGAAGGCTGAGAACGACCAGATCAAGAGCCGACTAGTAAATCTTGATAAAGGTTATCTGAATGAATACGGTTCTCGACTAGAAAATCAACTAAATCTTGCAAAGCAGTCGTATCGTGATGCACATGAGCGTGGCGATGTGGATAAGATGTTTGAGGCGCAGCAGTTGCTGAATCGCATCAGCATTGAGCAAGAGCGGTATCGCCTAGCAAAACAAAGACAAGATCAAAGCGCAGAGCGGGTTCAGGTTCAAAGAGCCGAGAGCCAACAAGCACCGCAAATGCAACAACAAGCACCGGCACAACAAGCGCCTAAGCCTGATCCGAAGGCCGAAGGCTGGGCGGAGAAAAACGAGTGGTTTGGTCAAGATGAAGTCATGACCTATGCCGCATTTGGAATTCATCGTAAACTGGTTGAAGAAGAAGGATTTGATCCTTCGTCCGATGACTATTACAATGAAATAGATCGCCGTATGCGTAAGGAATTTCCTACACGCTTCGGCGCAGCGAAAAGTGGGAGTGTTCAGGTCGCCTCTGCTGACACATCAGCATCCCGCTCAAGAAATTCAGGGCGCAGGAAAGTCAAGCTCAGTCCTTCTCAGGTTCAAATGGCCAAGAAGCTTGGTGTTCCTTTGGAAGAATACGCCAAGTACGTTAAAGACTAAGGAGAACTGATATGACTGAGACACAAAAGCGCACACCACGCGCAGCAAGCAATCGCTCAACTGAAGAGCGCAGAAAACCGTGGGCACCACCAAGTCGGTTGGAAGCCCCACCAGCCCCAGAGGGCTATGTACATCGCTGGATTCGTACAGCGATTCGCGGCGAGGATGACAAGATGAATGTTCATACTCGTATGCGAGAAGGATGGGAACCGGTGAGAGCCGAAGAGTACCCAGAATACGATTACCCTGTCATTGACGAGGGTAAACACGCAGGAGTTATCGGTCAGGGCGGCTTAATGCTTGCCCGAATTCCTGAAGAGACAGCAAACGAAAGATCCGAGTATTACGGGACCCGGACCCGCGAACAGATGACTGCTGTTGACCAAGACATGATGAAAGAACAACACCCTTCAATGCCAATGCATCAGAGCAGGCAGAGTCGGGTAAGTTTTGGTGGTCGCTCAAGCGACTCTGAGTAATTTTCGAGAGGTAAAGACTCATGGCAAACATTAATGGAGCTTTCGGTTTAAAGCCGATTGCAAAGTTTGGTCAGGGCGCTAACTCTACTGGTAACGGTAACTACACTCTTTACGAAATTGCATCAGACAACACAAACAAGATCTATCAGGGGGCTTTAGTTATCCCTCTGAACACAGGCTTTATCGACGCAGTCGGTGCAGCAGGTGGTGGTACTGTTTCTGTTCTTGGTGTGTTCGGTGGGTGTGAGTACGTTAGCTCAGTAACGGGTAAACTGACTTTTTCAAACTACTGGCCTGGAACCGGTGCTGATTCAAACTTCCCTGTGAAGGCTCGTGTTTATGACGATCCTATGCAAATGTTTATCATTTCTTCAGCAGGTGCAACTATTGGTGCAGACGATGCATTGACAGAAGCAAACTATTTTGCAGCTCGTTTTGCAAATGCTGATCCGGCGACAGCTACTACTGGAAGTGACACGACTGGTCTGTCAGCAATGACACTTGACCTGACGACTGTGGCAGCTACGGCAGCACACATGTTCCGTATCGTGGGCATCCAAGAAGACGTTGAAAACAGCGACTTCACTACGACTGGTATCCCAATGATTGTTCGTTTGAACAACCACTTCAATGCGGCCAATGGCTCAATTGCTGCGGGTACTGTTTCTACAACCGGCTTAACGGCGATTGACTAAGGGGATTAGGACATGGCTATTTCTCGCGCTCAACTAGCGAAAGAACTGGAGCCGGGACTCAATGCCCTTTTTGGCATGGAGTACGGGCGGTATGAAAACCAGCATGCTGAGATCTTCACTACTGAATCTTCTGACCGTGCGTTTGAAGAAGAAGTAATGTTGTCTGGCTTCGGTGCTGCACCAACAAAGTCTGAAGGTTCTGCCATCAACTTTGACGATGCACAAGAAGCGTACACAGCACGCTACAACCACGAGACTATTGCACTGGCATTCTCGATCACTGAAGAAGCAGTAGAGGACAATCTGTATGATCGTCTTTCTTCTCGCTACACTCGTGCTCTTGCCCGTTCAATGGCTCACACTAAGCAAGTTAAGGCTGCATCTATTCTGAACAATGCGTTCACGGCTGGAGCATCTGCTGGTGGTGACGGTCGCGCACTTTGCGATTTGTTGCACCCACTGACAAGCGGTGGCACTTTTGCCAACGAGCCTTCAACTCCGGCAGACCTTAACGAGACTTCACTCGAAGACGCATTAATCAGCATCGCTGGTTTCGTCGATGAGCGTGGTCTGAAGGTTGCACTGCGCGGTACTAAGTTGATCGTTCCACGTCAACTTCAGTTCGTAGCAGAGCGTCTGATGGTATCTAACCTCCGTGTTGGTACTGCAGATAATGATGTTAACGCAATCCGTTCAATGGGAATGTTGCCTGACGGCTACGCTGTCAACGACTTCTTGACTGATCCAGATGCGTTCTTCCTCTTGACTGACGCACCTCGTGGATTCGTCCACTTCGAGCGGACTCCTCTGTCTACACAGATGGAAGCTGACTTCGATACAGGCAACATGCGCTTCAAGGCGCGTGAGCGTTACAGCTTTGGATTCTCGGATCCACGCGCTGTATTCGGATCACCCGGCGCAACCTAAGTAGTTTTTAAACTACAATGAAAAGGGGGCCTTGTGCCCCCTTTTTTTATACTTAAAAGTGTGTTCTTATAAACATACTCATTGAGATATCCCTCATATCTCTGACTCCATTAGGGCGCTATGCGCCCTTCTTTTTTATGTGTATACTTCAAATAACTTCTGACGAATACACCCCGTATTCGACACCAGCCACGACAGGAGATTGACATGGCTAATTCAACTTTCAGCGGTCCGGTCCGCTCAGAAAACGGCTTCCAAGATGTCACAAAAAACGCGACAACAGGAGCTATCACAGCTAATTCTACATACGGAACAAATGCTTCAGTTGGTGGAACATTAGCTGTTACCGGTGTTGCGGGTACTGCAACATCTTTCGGCACTAAAAAGTTTCAAACTTTTGCAGGAACATTAGCAGGGACAAATGCGGTAGCAACTGCATACGCAGATGGTGACGTTCTTGTTGAGTTAGGCACACTGGATGTAACTGCTCCTTCTGGGATCGTGACGCCAACAAAAATCTTCTTTGACAAAGCTGTCATTGGAATTACAACAGCCGCTGGTCAAACATTGGTTGGTACACTAAAAGTTTCTGCGACATCAGGAACTGCGACAAACGAAGCTCCAGGCACTCCAACAGAAATTGTGGGTGCGGATGTGACTGCATTTGATCCTTTGGTAAGTGCGGCAGCTTCTGTGACAGAAATTGATATCAACTTCAACAATACGGCGGGTAACTATCACTTGTTTACTCCAAACGTCACAGCGGATGTAGCAAAGATTTATTTGTACGCTTGTACAACTACAGCGATTAACGCAGATATCACTGCCGGTCGCTTTACTGTAAATCTCGAATACACACTGTTCTAAGGAGATAAGTCATGGCTGGATCTGATGTAAAATCGGTCCACCTGACTGCGGACACAACAGCCGCAGACGCGGACGGGGTTTGCGAGTCGCAAACTCCTGCCGCTGGTGGATCACAAGACCTA